GCACGCCATGGTGGTAGTCGGTGGCCATGTTGTTCTCCTGGTAAATGGTGAATGTAGGGTGTTACAGGGTGCCGGGTGGCGTCGTGCTTGGCGCAAGCGTGATGCCGGCATCTTCAAAGGCGCGCCGGGCCTCGTCGGGCAAGGTGTCGGCGATGCGCTGGAATTCGCTGCTGACGGCCACCTGCAACTCGTGCAGATCGCGCGCGGCGGTCACCGTCGGGCAGATGGTGATGTCGAGCAGCCAGGTGCGCGCCTTGGTGACCACTTGCACGGTGTCCGTGTCGCCGCCGGCCACGGCGGCAAAGCCGATGCCGGCCAAGCGGTTGAGGATACCGTCGCGCGTTTTTCTGACGCCGACCAGGAAGGTGTCGCACTGCACCAGCAGTGGCGTGGGCGTCGGCGCGCTAATGACCAGCTGGCCGTTCTCAAATTGAAAGGCATGGCCTGCCGGCCTGCCCATCGCTGCCGCATAATCTTCGTCATCCACCTCGATCAAGTCGTCAGGCAGGCGGGGATACTCTATGTAGTGGGGATAAAAATTGCCGGTTGAGTAAGAGTAGCGAATGGTCATTTCACTTGCCTATGGAAACAATAAAAACGGAAACGTTGCTGTTGACGTAGTTGTTCTGAACCACGCCGCCATTGATGGACGTAGGCATGGCGGCGACAAACGCATTGGAATTGGCCGTTGCACCGATACCCAGTACGCTGGCCGTGCAGCCGAATACCGCTTCCTTGAACGCAACCGGAAAGGAAAAATTCTTCGTTGCGATACCGGTGGTGGCGACGGGCACATCGACGGTTTGCCATTGCATGATGAAGTCGTCCGGCAGGCACTTGTGGCCGCTACCCGCGAGCACGCCCGTAAAATCGGCATTGCGGCCCAGTTCTGCCGTGGAGTCGATCACGCGCCAAATTTGGTTGGTGGTCGCCATGAGCGTCAGAAACTGCCCTTTTTTGATCGTGATACCAGAGGTGTCATCAGGAGCCATGAGCGATGTGCCGCTGGCGGGAACGATCCGCCCCGTGTAGTTGCCGGTGCAATGCACATGGACGCATACACCAGAATTTTCCGGAATACCCAGCGATGGCGGGGGCGGTAGCGTCAGCACCGCTGCGCCAAAACCGAACAGAAGCAGCGAACCAATATCGTCAGCGGTCAGTGTGCGGCTGGCATCGACCCTGCTGAATCCGACCATGTTGCCCTGCGCGCGTCGCACAAACTCGGTGGTGGCGATTTTTTTGCTGCTGTCGCGTTGGTGCTGCGTCGGGGCGATGTTGTTGAAGTAGTCGGCAAAATCAGCGTTGCGCCACATTTCGGCCGTCCCGTCGATGACTTGCCAAACCTGGCCTTCTGTCGCCATCAGGGTAATGAACTGGCCTTGTTTGATGATAATTTTTTTCACATCGCCAACGTCATAGCCAATGACCACGCCGGCCCCGGACGCAATCGTGCCCGTGGACAGGTTCAGGCCGAAGAGCTTGAAGTACTTGCCCGAATTGTCGGGAATGCCCAGAGAATCCGGTCTAGGAAGGGTGAGCGTCAGGCCTGGGGCGGTGAAGTACAGGACGGCGCCCATGTCGTCCGCTGTCAAGGCGCGGCTGGCATTCACGCCTACGTATTTCACCATGCTCCCCTGTGCCTGCTGCACGAACTCGGCGTTTGCCAGCTTCTTCGAGGCGTCAAATTTTTTGAGCGTCGCCACTTCTTTCATGCTGTATTGCGGATGCGGGTCAAGAGCAGCCGCGTGTTTGGCCAGTTGCTGATCGCCATAGGTGCGCGCGCTGGTGTCCTGCTGATCGACATAGGCGACCTTGGCCAGGAGCGGGTGCGGGTCTGCGGCAGCCTGGTGCTTGGCCAGCTGCTGGTCGCCATAGGCGCGTGCGCTGGTGTCCTGTTGATCGACATAGGCGACCTTCGCCAGCAGCGGGTGCGGATCAAGAGCCGCCTGATGCTTGGCCAGTTGCTGGTCGCCATAGCTGCGCGCGCTGGTGTCTTGCTGATCGACATAGGCGACCTTGGCCAGGAGCGGGTGCGGGTCAACAGCGGCCAGGTGCTTGGCCAGTTGCGCATCGCTGTAGGCGCGCACGATGATGTCCTGGTCATCGACATATTTACGGGTGGCCAGAATGACGGATGGGTCGATTTTCAGTTCGATGGCGGCCGTGCTGGCGACGATCAGCACGATGCGCACCACTTGCGTGCGCCCGCTGCCCTCGGCCATCAGGGGCTTGTAGCTGGGCGGGCAGTTGGCGACCGCGCACAGGTCGCCGGCCTCGTCGAAGATGCCAATCTCGCGTATCCACCAGCCGCCCACGTCCTCGGGCAGCACCTGCTCGACGATGATCTGGCTGCTGTTGGCCGGATCGACTGTCAGCTGGTTCAGGCCGGCGCGGCGCACTTCGCGCACCAGCGCCTTTTGCGTGCGCGATGGCATGGGCAGCGTGCCGTTGCCGTCGCCCACGGCCAGGCTTTTCAGTTTCAGGGTTTGGCCCAGGGCGATGGCGTTGGCCAGCTTGGCCTCGCCCACCTCGGTCAGGATGGCAAAGTATGTGCTCATGGATAGATGGTGAGAGTGTCGATGGTATGGGATGCGCCGGCCTGCAACAGCGTGCCGCGCACTTCGATGGTTTCCGCGATCCAGGGATACACGGTCATGCTGTCGCCGTGGTAGGCGCAGGCGCCCGCGTAGACGTTGCCGCGACTTTCCAGATAAATGGCCAGGCCCGTCATGTGGCGACTGACGGGCTTGGCGTCGGCAATCAGGCGTTCCATTTCCTGAAACATGGCGTCCGTGATGCCCGTGTCCAGCACGCCCACGTCGAGACGGAAGGTGCCCGGCACGCCCGGTGGCGTGGTTTGCCACCATTCGGTAATGCGGATCAGGTAGCCCAGGGACTCCACCACGCGGCGCACGGCGGCAATCGTGCCCTTGTGCTTGTGGATGAAATAGGACGCCTTGATGGTGCCGCGCTTGGTCGATTCGGGCCAGGCGTCGTCCCAGCGGTCGACGGAACAGGCCCAGGCCAGAAGCGGCAGCAGATTGACCGGGCAGTGGTCGGCGTTCCACAGGTCGCGCAGCGGCACGGGCACGTTGACCAGCTCGGCGCAGGCCACGGCAATGGCGCGTTCCAGCGCCGTGGTATTGGGCGGCAGGGTGGGGACAAGCTTATTCATCGAGCACCACCACATTCAACTTTATGGCCGTGCAGCGCGCGGCCTGGGTGGCGTTCAGCTCGATGTCGGTTACCGGGCTGGTCAAGACGACCTTGCGCACGCCTTCGACGTGCACGGCGGCGCTGCAGGCGGATCGGTAGATGCTGTGCCCCAGCGGGCGGCGCGGCTGCGACACGCGCACGGCGTTGGCGCGCGCCGCGTCCAGCAGAATCGGCACTTCCGGACCGACGCCGATAAACAAGGTGGCCTCGATCTGGTAGTCGAGGACTTGGGCGGCCTGCACTGTCAGGCGGTCGCCCAGGGGGCGCACGTCCTCGGCATTGAGCGCGCGCGCCACGATGGCCAGCAGCGCGGCGTCGGCGGTGCCTGTGTCGTTGTTGGCCAGCACCGTGACGGTGACGCTGGCCGGCGCGGGGCTGGTGGCGCTCGCGTCCTTGACGCGGCCGTCGCTGCTGCGGGCGTGGAATTCATACGACGCTTTCGGGCCGGCCACGGACAGGCCGTCCGGCGCTTCCTGGATGCGCAGGCGGTAGGCGTCGTTGTCTTCCATGACGGCGGCCACGGGCGGCAGGGCGTTGGGATTGGCCGGCGTGATGGTCAGGCGCGCCACGTTGACGTTGGCGCCCAGCTGGTCCAGGTCGCCATCGAGGGCAAACGCCAGCATGACGGCCTTGCCCGCCTCGTTGACGCGGTTGCGCAGGATGGTTTCCTGATAGCTGTTCTCTTCCAGCAGCTTGGTGGCCGGTTCCGATTCCAGTTCTAACAGGGCAGTGACGGCCGCACGCTCGGCTTCCGGCAGTAGGCTGACCAGGTGCGCTTTGCGGGTGGCGAGGATGGCTTCGAAGTCGAGCACCTCGACCACGCTGGGCGCGGGCAATTGGGTCAGGTCGATGGGTGTGCTCATACGCTTCCCCCTTGCTTGACGGGCACGGACAGGGTGATGCCCTGGCCATTCGCCGTGCCATCGAGCAGCAATGTGATGGCGCCGTCCGTGTCGCGCGTGAGCTG